TGTTCTTTCTGCGATTCTGTTTTTAATCCAATTTTTCATTTTAGTCTCCTTTTAAGCGGCGAGAGGTTGTTCTGGATTTACACCCAGCATATCACCCCATGCACCATAGTAATGTCTCATACCCACTTCATCGTGGATAGTTCCATTCTCATGCCTACCGTGTAGGATATTTCTTGCTTCTGTTCCTTCACGCATAGTCGTTCCCTGTCCAGCAACTCCAATCAAATCTTCGTGGAGATTTCTACCAAACGGGCCCCAGATAGAATTATGATGTTTAATTCTAGTGAGTCTTTCTTCTGGTGTATCTTTTCTCAATCCATATCCTCTAAACTCAATCAGAACCTTGTTAGGCCCAAGTGGTGTCACACTATCAGAACGATATGCACTTCCCCTTAGATTGAAGTTAAAGCCTGGAAACAAGTCCACCATGTACCACTGATTAGGTGGTAAGTTGGGGAATGATAATTCACCCCTGTCCTCAAATCCATCATACTCCGTATAGTTCACTGTGAATGAACTTACATTTACATGACCATTATCGAATGGTATGTTCTTTCTAGCAAAGTACTCATCGTTAAATCCTGATACTCTGTTAAAGTAATGCATGAAGTCGTGATAGAATTCACTATTAGTATCATGCCACAATTTATAGTTAGTATCAATCACTGCCTTGTGGTAGTGAAAGACTTCCATTTCTTCTGTATCAATAGCATCTGCAATACAATCAAATGCACCAGCAGTCCACTCATCTACACTCTGTGTTGGATTAGGGTCTAGTGTAACCCAAACCATTCCACCATGTTTTACTTCACAGTGTAATTGTGGTTCAACTGTTACGATTGGTGCGGCGACTGTACCAGATGGGGAATTAAATCCATGATTACGATATGCTTTAACACCATCTTTGGTATTTACTGCAATCACATTCTGTCCAGCAATTTGTGTGGTTCTATAGTTACCTTCATTATACATCTCTGAGATGTGACACATCGGCACCCACACTTTACTAAAAATGTGTTCTTGTTCTTGTTGAAAGATTTCGTTGTTATTATAACATTCTGAAGAGATATATTCTACGTTAGGCGTCTTCATCCATGTCTTATGGTTTCTAGGCGGCATTCATATTCTCCTTATCAAAAGGATAGTTTCTGGTTAGATGTTGCAAAATTTGGTTTTCTCATTACAGTTTTTGCAATTAAGTCTAACTCCTTACCATCCCACTTTAGTGCAAACGGCATATTAATATCTGTTTGCATATCATTTAGGACTGCTTCGGCGTCTGGCCCAAGTTGTGCAATCTTCTTACCGTACTTCTTAAAAGACTGCTTAAACAATCTAATAAGTTCTGCCACAGTAATCTGTTTCTTGTTTCTCGCATCATTCACCCTGTCTAGGAAGTGACGAGTAAACTCTACATCTATCCCACTAGATTTATATAACCTGTCAGCATATTTCTCCACGCCATCTAAGTCTGTCTTAGATATAGGATTGTCTCCTACCGCTGCGTTTAGGTCTGCAATTCCTTGGTATGTACCAAGAGCATAACCTCTGGAATATTCTTTGAAGGTTTTCATTACTTTACTTTAGATAATGCAAAGTCAGCAATCTTCAGAAACTCTGCCTTCTTACCATTAATAAGTTTTGCCATCTTCTGTTGGTTAGAAGAGTTTACTTGGTCGAACACCTGTGTGATGGCAGATGCAGTAAACATATCTACTTTCATATTACCATCTTTGAATTTGATATTCTTTGCAGATTTATTTTTAACAATATTCTTCAACATATCAATGTTGTCTTCAACCATTAGATATTCGTTTTCACGATTAAGAGTATTCTCCTGAACCTTCTGTGCAAGTCTAGATTTCATTGCTTCTCTCTTTGCTTTTCGTTCTGCCATACGTTTGAAGAACGTCTTTCCTTCTTTGGTTCTACCATCATAGGCCTTCTTTTCTTTTTTCTTCTTATCCATCTGAACATCTGGTGGCATGGAGACTGCACCACTGGAAGCATTATTAACTGGTGCATCCTCTGTTTTAATGCCCAGTGCTGGGTCATCATAAAACTTCTTCATTACGTCATCAAATTTGAACGACATTACAAGTCTCCTATATCTAGTTCTTTGATATCTTCGGCACTAACAAAGATTTTTTGTTTTGTTTTTTTGTGGATTACAGGAAATACATCTACTCCCAAGATTGTATCAGATGCTGGTGTGTCCTCAAAGACTTCTACTTCGTCACCTTCCAGTGCGTCAATCTCATCCTCTTCTTCTGTTGTCACAACATCTTGTGTCAACTTATAAATTCCTTTAGCAAGTCTACCGTTGTCTAAGGTAACTTCCTCAATAATAGTATCATCAAGTTCTATGTTATTCTCTTTAATGAACTTCATAAATTCTTTTTCAAATACCTGTGGGTCTTCAATATGTTCTTTGAAAGTATCTTTCAGTAGGAATAGTGCAGTAGCATAAGTACCAACCTTTGTTCTAAGACCAGGCACTTTGCTGAATATCTTTTTAATATTGAAGACAAGTTTGTGCAATACAGTATATGCATTACGTTCATCAATCTTATATAACTTCTTATCTGTACGGTTACCATCCTTATCGATAATACCCATCTTAAAGGCATCAGTTTTCTCAAACGGTGTGGTTAACAGTTTGACAAATCGGTACGTCACAAATAAATCTATTGCTCTTCCCATTATACTTTCTCTAATACCTTTTTAATTTCTTCAACCTCATCCACTTCTTCAAGTTCTCCCTCTGGTAACATATTCAAAAACACCATAAATGTTTTAAGAACACTCCAGAACTCTGGTTCTAGTTTGAACAAGAGTAAAGTAGAACCTGCTTCAGCACCGAATACATTAAAGACAACAATCAAATGATTAAGTATCAACCGTTCTTTTAGTTCTCCAGAATCTTGATACTTTCTCAATAGACGCTTTATATACTTAAAGCGTTTCATGTCATCATGGAATTCAGATTCACCTTCACATTGTGGATTATCATAATGTTTTATAGCAAACATCGTGATATTATCATTAGTTAATTTCTCAAACATATATACCTCTACCGTTTATTAAACGATTTTGGCAATTATAAAGTGAGTTCCATTTGATGTCTTTTCATGCATAATCTCTAAAGACAAACCACCCTCAACCTTGTGGGAGATTCCATCGTCATTCACCAATGCGCCACTTTCGTCTTCACCAGTTCTTCCACCGAACTGTGTTAATGGCATTGAATATTTTCCACCGTCTTCTGATAGGTCTGGCATATCAAATGATAGTGAAAGTCTACCCAACTTTTCTTGCATCTTGGTTAGTCCATGTTCTGGAACTAGGTGTTCCATCTTAGACATTGCACCCAAGAAACCATTGATACGTTCAATCATCTTTGGATTAGATACATCATTAGTGAAGTCTACACCGTCTGCAGCCAAATCTTCATCTGACGCTTTCTCAGTAATAAATTTATTAAAGTTCTTCATTGACTTCATCCTCTGTAAGTTCTTCAGAAACCCACTCGTAACTCGACTTCTTGTTCTTTACTTTTGGTTTTGCGTTTGGATTCACTTCTAGAATTTCCTGAAGTGTCTCTGTTTCTTTTTCTGGCATTGGTTCGCCATTTGCACCCATTCTCATATCATAACTCCTTATGCAATTGTGCAACCGTGATGAGATAGAATCATCCAGTTACTTCCATTAAAACATAGTGTTGCAGTATCACCTACATCATTGAAAGTGATAGTACTTCCACCCAACAAATTTGCTGGTGTGATAACAGAGTTTCCACCATCTACAGTCATTGCAATGATTTTAATCTGTCCATTTACACCGTTTGCCATTGCACCAGCATGAGCACCAGAAGTGGTGTTCAAGTAAGTAATTGATGATGACACTCCGGCAGCATCTCCAACTTGTACAGCATCGCTGGTGTTGGTAATAGTCTGTGCAGTTCCATCCAATGCAATAAAGGTTGGAATGTTGTTAAAGACGTTAGATACTGAAATTCTTTTATTTACAGGGTTACCTGATGGGTCATCAATTACATGAAGTAAATCTTCTGATGCAATTGAGGCACCTAAGTCTGACAGGGCGGTAATTTTCTTATCGGCCATTTTATTTTCTCCTAATGGTTAAAACCCTCAACTCAATGCAGTTTGTAATGCACTATCGTCTTGCGAGGGTATGCTACTGGCGGGACTCGCCTCAAGTTGTTGCAGAAACAAATCACATTGTTGGATTGCACCATTAATGGCATTACCCTGTGTTGTTAACTGCACTCTCATTTTGTCGATACTCTGAATCTGACCCTGTATTTTTTCAAGGTCAGATTCGAGTTCTTTTTTCTTGTCTTCAATATCACTGACACTTAATGTCTTTTCATTCTTTGGCATAATATACTCCGTTAATTTATACTACTACTTATGCGACCACAGTTTTAGTCTGTTGAGTTGCACCAGTTGTTGCAAGAGCAACAGCAGAACCAGCAAGTGTTGCAGTTGCTTCTTGTGCAAGTCCTGTACCAGCAAGTAGAATATCTGGAGCAGTTGAGTAACCAGCACCAGCGGCGTTCACTGCAAGTGAAGCGACTGCAAGTGTCAAGTCAAATGTTGCACCAGAACCACTACCAGTATTTACTGATTGTTGTGCAATTCCTGTAACACCACCAGCGATAGCAGAGTATGCGCCTGGAGCAGCAGGTTTAACTGTTGCAGTTAGTACTGCACCAGAGTTGACTGTTGCAACTACTAGTACTGCGTTAGTTCCTGTACCGAAACCGTTTGCAATAGTAATCTCGTTACCAACAGAATATCCAGTACCACCAGCAGCAACTGTTGCAGAGTGTACTTTAGCAACAAGTGTGTTTACTGTACCAACTGTAGTTGATTCTACATTCGTGTCAACTGAAGCAGTTGGGAATGTTGTGGAACCAGCAGTTGCAGTAGCAATAGTGATTGATGCAAGTTTGTCACCTTCTGCACCAACAATAGTACCACCGTTAAGTGTTACTGCACTAGCAGATGGTGAACCACCACCTACTGCAAGTACATCTGTTGCAGAAACAGTTTGAGATGCTTTAGTGAATCTCAACTTGTTAGTTCCTGTACCACTTGCGTAGTCTAGTGTATAATCTCCGTTACCAGCACTTGAGTTGTTGGCATTATCCACAACCAACTGTGGAGTACCAGTTACAACAACTTTCTCGTTGAATGAAACATCCACAGAGATTGTTCTTGAACCAGCAGCATAAGATGATTGTACAAAACGTACAGCAGTAATATCAGAAGCATTCAATGCACCTGACAATCCACCGATTGCACAAATGACTTCTTCAAGTCCTTTGCCGTTTAGTTGTGTCCAACCAGAATTGGTTGCAAACACGTTAGTTTTTTGGTCAGCAGTGAGCCACTTTGGTTTTGCTTCATCTGCATCTGTATTTCCCCATAGGGCCATAGTCTTTCTCCTTAATTAAAGATTTCTCTTCTATTTATCTAATTCCATATCTCTTTAATTGAGAAATGGTGTTTGTTGGTGATGTATGATGAATCCCAATACCACCGGCTGCTTCCCACTCATTAATATTTTTGATATAATCATCAATAAGAATGTTTGGTTGTCCACCTAATTTAGCATACTTCTTTTTATCAGCACGTAGTACTAAATGTATTTTTCCTTTAGGTTTTGCATTTTTAGACAACCAGACTTTCTTGCCTGGGCGACTATTTGCATCCCTATTGGAATATGCAGATAAAATATTCGCATTATATTTATTTATCAATTTCCACATTCTTTCAGCACCTGACATCCAAGGTAAGGTATGCCAAAAATCTTTCTTACCTGTGATTGCATCCCAGCGTTCTTCTTTGGGCATCTTCTCAAACTTATTACCAGTGAGAGTTTCGTATGCACCAATAAAGTCACACAGAACCATGTCCATGTCACAATATATATCAGGCACTTCCCCCTCATAAATTTTCGTCAATTCGACAAGAGTTTTCATTTACTTATTTTCTTTTGACTTTGGATTAACTTCAATCTTTGCAGCAGGCTTCCCTGTCATAGTTTGTGTTTCATCTTCGTCTTCTTCCTTGACTTTTTTATTTTCCTTCTTATCCTTTGCAGCAGCAGACTCTTTCCACATATCAGAGATATGTCTTGCAGCCCTTTCAGCAAGTGATTCGTTCTGTCTCTTTAGAACGGCAGCAACTTGTGGGTGGTCAGACAAACCTTTTTTGATTTTGTCGATTGCCTTGACTGCACCTGTCATGTTACCACCAGCATATCTTTTGTCTGATGCAACACCGATTGCCATCTTAATTTGTTTAGGTGAGAACCCTTCAGTAACGTCTTCTTTCTTTTCTGTTGTCATTACCTTTGGTTTGAACTTCTTCATAACGTCTTTATGATACTTAGTCATATCCTTACTACCAGCATCAACTGCAAGTTCACCGTTTGAGATGTTGTCATCATTAATGTCAAAACCCATCAACTGAATTGCATCAAGCATCTTCTTGGCTTTCATTGCATCATTTTTGTTTTTGAATTTGTACTCAACATATTCGACTTTCTCAACAACGGTTTCTTCTTTCTTGTCTGCTTTTGCTCTCAATTTCTTGAGGTCATCACCATCGACTTTACCGTTCTTATTAAGGTCAATTTTCTTTTGTTTTGCAGAAAGTTCTTCGTCAGTTAACTTCTCTTCCTCTTTTTCTTTTTCTTTTTTAGAGATAGCGATTGCAGCTTGTTGTGCCGGAGACATTGCCTCAAGCACAGCACTCTCAATACTACCTTTTTTAGTTTCAAGATACTTGGACATTTTTATTTCTCCTGTGCATTTAGTTTGTTAATTGTTTCAGTTGCTTTTGCAATCTGAAGTTGTAATTGAGCGATGCGAGTTTTCTTCTTGTCATCTCTCCCTTGGTCTACATCTTTTGCAGAATCTGGTCTATTATCTGGTTTCTTTTCATCTTCTTCACCCATACGTTTACCTTGAGTTGCACTCGTATTGGTTGGGAACTTATCCATATTATCTGGAAATGGTCGGTTAATCATCATGTCACTCTTCTTGTTATCTGGAAGAGGTTTTGTTAGAGTAACAACTCTACCCTTGTTTCTTTTCGCCATATCTTTTGCATCTCTTTCGTTAGATGCAAATCCAATAACCAATCCTTTTTTGTCTACTGCGGCAAACTTGTAAGGGACACCTTCATCAAGACCAACTTCTTCTTTATACATATTCAACTCAAATGGTTTTGAACCACCCTTATTGTAAACTTGTATTTGTAGGTTTCCACCTTTACCCTTTAGTCTGTAAGTATTAGTTTTACCATCAGATGGTTTCTTTGGGCCCGTTGCAACTTTATTATCAATCTCTTTTGGGTCTATTACAATACCCATCTTTTTCTTTGCATAGTCATATGCGTGTTGCATTGCACTACTAAAGTCTTTATGATAAAGGTCATACTTCTCATCAAGTTCAACTTCTTCATATTGTGCATTTAATTTCTTTGCACGATATTCGTTGTGTCCCTTAGCCCAATCCAATTTCTTCTTACCAGATGTATATGGATTTGAATCATATGGTTTCTTGTCTTTTGCTGCTTTCATACCTTCTTTATATTGAGGTGATATTACAGCTTCATCTATTACGAAATCTTCTCTTCTGATTTTACCGAGTTTGTTTATGTCAGTTGCTTTATAATTGTGTCTTAGCATAAGTCTTGACATTGCCATCACACTAACAAAAGGTATATCTGCTTTATACAATTGTTTCAAACCATCTTCATTTGAATCAATTTTATCAAATATTTTCATTAAAGGGCCTGGTGGAATCTTTTTACCTTTCAATGGTTCATATGCTTTTCTAAGTTTATCAATCATATCATTACTAAACTTTGCTTCTTTTACATCTGGTTTTTCGTGAGTGTAACCCATGTCTTTCATTCTGAGATGGTCTGCCTCTTTGTCTGCCTTATAACCCTTTCCAGTTTTAGGGTCATACATCATATGTGGAGTAAAGTCCTCTTTGATACCAAGTCGTTTCATTGCTTTCTTGATAACAGGTCTTGCATCACCATTTGGATTCTTTTTACCAGCAACATACAAGTCATCAAATAACTCATCATCACCAATAAGTGAATACATTATATCAGAGGCATCATCACCTTCTTTACCAAGTTTAATTGGTTTAGACATAAGTTTCTTTAACTCTGCCTTTGCCTTTGATGAACTTGGAACAGCCCATGTACCTTCTTTGATATCATCAATAGATGCACCCATATCACCGATAGCAAATCCTACAGTTCCATCTCTCTTGTACAGAAACTTCTTGACCGCCTTCTCATTACCTACGGTTGCAAGTGTAATCTTTTCTACTCTACCTTTGTTTACTAAGTTCTTTGACTTAACAATGTACTCTACATAATCTTTACCTTGACTGATTGTAGAACTAGTCTTGAGTTTAATCTTAGAACCCTTCTTCAGTTTGTCAAACATCTTGAGCAACTTAGGGTCATTCATTTTCATACCCTCTTCAATTTCAAATCCTTCATCGACTGATTCTTTCTTCACCCAATAAGATGCTTGTAAGTCAGTGGAGTCATTTGGGCAACTACAGTTTGGGTCTGCATTACCTTGTGGACAACCACAGTCTTCGCATACATAATCTTCTTTTACTTCTACCATCTCATATTTTTCTTTGAGAGCCTTTAGTAAATCTTTGTATGACTTTGCAAGTTTGTTTTGGAATTTCAGTTTATCATCCGATTTTCTAATTCTCATAAACTTGTCCATTGCCGCCTGTGCAAACTTGGGGTCAATCTTTTTCTTACCATCAGAGAATTCTACTGCATGGTTACCCTTCATAGATACAGATTTTCTCAATTGCATAATGATGTTCTTAGATGCTGCTTTTACATCATCATCTGTTGCATCATCATCCTTAGAGAATGGATTTTGTTTCATATCCTTGTCCTTGGACATTGCCCTTCTTGCGTCTGCACGAGCAGATGCTTCTTTGACTTCCTCAAGGGCTTCAGACATAGTTTTTGAATATCTTGTCATTTTACTTTTCCCAAATTTTAATTTTAAGAGTACCTTCACCCTTAATTAGTCGATGGTATTCCATCTTGTTAATATTATAGAGTTTGCCCTTTTGCAAATCCTCTGGTAGTTTGTTGTCCATCTGAAGTTGCCAACCAGCACCTTCGACAACCGTAATTTCTCTGTCGTTCTTATCACGATGCCAGATTAGTTCATCTTCAGATACATCCTCTGAAAAGGTTCTAATCTTATAATCTCCCTCTAGTTCGTCCTTGTAAGGATTTACCAAAAGAAATTACCCCCACCTGATAAACCTAACTGTTTTGCATAACGTGGTAAGTTACACGCCCAGTACCCTGCTTTGGTTCTGTCTTTCTGTTGGTCACACTTATGACGAGCAGCAAATGATTTCCTTGCTTCTTTATCGTCTAACTTGACTTTCAGTCCAGTTGTGTCACCCCAAGAAACTTTCTTGACATTACCTGTTGATGGGTCTTTAACATACACATAGTATTTCTTAGGCCCACCGACTTTTGGTTTGTTTAGTTCAACATCTTTCTCTTCTATCATAGGACAGTCGAGTGGAACGTGTTGTCCTTCGTACATATCATATTTACCAATGTCGCCATCCAGTAGTTCTTTATCGAAACCAGTAGGATTTAATTCTCCACTTTCATACAAGCGTCTTTTTTCTTGAAAAAACTCATAGTATGATTCAGAACCCACACGAAACTGATTAGATTCAATTAAACTTGATGTATCACATTCGTTACAACAAGTAGGTGTTCCACAATCAAGATGTTCTTTGAAAGAGAATACTTTCTGTTTAGGTGTCATCTTTTGTCTCACTTCCCTACTAGCATCTGTACCAATTTCTCTTGGGTCTTCTTTGTCTTCTTTCTTACCCTTTGCCTGTTTCCACAAGTCTGCATCAGCAGTTGTTCTTGTCTTACCACCTGTAAGGAATGAGTTCACTCTTGCGAATGCCCATTGTTGTGGAGTAGTGCCAGGGCGATGTCCTGTCTTCCATGCTGCCATACCTCTATCATATACTTTTTTCAAAATACCGTATGGTATACCAGACTTTTCTGCTTTGGTAATTAGACCTTCAATCTTCTCATCCAATTGAAGTTCTTCTTTTTTTAATAGTTTTTTGCGTGCTGCTATACTATCTTTTCTATCCTTTGCCATCTGGGCAGATTTACCAGTTGCATATTTAAGATTTGGATATGTCTTAGATTGTTTTACTTTTTCATTCTTTGGAACGCAGTTAGGAACTTGTTTTCCATTCTTTGTTTTCATACCAACTTGTTTGTGAGTATCCCAACATGGCCCTTCTTCACCATACATATCTTTGAACTTCTTCGTACTCTTAGATGGTTTTGTTGTTGCGTGACCATCGCCAGGAGCAGGCCCGTCTTTACCTTTTGCAAAGTGTGCCGCACGTTTCTGTTTAGTAGACTTAGACATTGCATCACCATCAGCATCTTTTGCATAATACTTTGCTGGTTCAGTACCTTCTCTGTCCTTGATATCTTTATCTTGTTTGACTTCGTACAACCACTTCTTGTGAGTAGTACCATCTTGTTCTGCAAATACGAGGTAATTAGTTCCTCTGCGAATAACTTCACCAGATACACCAGTATAATTGTCTTCGACAATATCACCAATCGCATACAGTTTGCCTTCTACATATAAATCACGAATGACATCTTCATCTGTCATTACGTTTGTTCTTGGAACAAATGATTCACGAATACCCATATACTTGCGAACATCTTTGAACAGGGACATTCCCTGTTTGAATGTACTTGGAACTCCAAGTTTGAAAGTATCGAAATCATTTGAAGATGCAGCAGCACGCATTTTAGATGCAGACATTCCTGTCACACCTTCTGCGTCTGGGTCACGTTCACCAGCAGATACTACCTTAATCTCATCGAATCCGTAGTAACCGTGTCTCGCTTCTACACCATTATATTTGTTTAATAGACCGTCAAATTCAGTAACTCTGTCTGAACCTACAACCATTACAATTGATTTATGTCCTTTGTTGTGTAGTGATACTGCAATCTCAAATACGTTTCTTGCCTTATCAACAACAATAGTTCTAGAATGTTTTGGGAACATCTTCTTCATATATGCAACTTTCTTTGCATATGGAAGTGGGTCTTTCTTTGCGTTTTCAGAGTGAGATGCGAATACATAATATGGAGCGCCGACATTCTTTTTCGCCTGTCCAGCAACTGCATCTAATAGTTTTTCGTGTCCTGTAGTTGGTGGGTTAAATCTGCCAAATGTAAATACGGCAGTATCACCCTTTGCTTCTACTATTTCTGAAAACTTCCTCATTTATCCCATGCCTTTATTGCAGTAAAGTTATTGAAACTGAATTCCATTCTGTCTACTAGTTTTACAGCACCACCAGTAACTCTATCGATTGCAACGTAACCCTCTGGGTTAGTTACTTTGAAACCATTTGCAGTTTTAATAAACGTACTTGTTAATCCCTTAACACTATTTAGTTTGCTTACGATACCCATCTTTGCATCTACCAAATGACCTTGGAATGCAATGATGTTTTCTAAATTACCTGTGTGTTTTTTTACTTCACGAACATATTCAGTTTGTATGTTTGTATATTTTTCTTTACCCTTAACACTCTTTGCTTTATCAATCTGTTTTTGGATTGAAAGTTCAACCCACTTTTCATATCCTTTTGCGTGGGCTTTTGGATTAGTAATCTTCTGACCTTGACGAACCTTACTATTATTGTAAGTCTTTAGTGATGCACCAGAAAGCGCTCCTGTCATACTATCCTGTAGTTTGAGGAACTTGACTAGTAGACCAGAATTAATTTTACGAAATGTACTACCAGCAGATGAAAGAGATGCAGTAACCTTTGCAGTTTCATCAGCAGTCATTGTTGCCTTACCAGAAACATCTTTGTATGTTGCATCGTCTTGCCATACTGAGGTTGTACTAGTTAAACCTTTGATATTTGCACCAAATGATGCTTTCATATCTTGTAGTGTTTTACCAGCATATGTTGTATGCCAAACAATACCAATCTTTGCAGCTTTGATTTGTTTACCAATATCTGAACTTGGGTCTACAGCATAGACAATTGTGTTTGGTTGGAAAGTGATGAACGACTTGCCGTCAATCATTTCTGTAGACTTATCTTCTGAAGTAAACATTAAGTCTCCTTGCAGAACACCTTTGATGCCTAACTTGGAGAACTCTGCAAGTGCAGTTTTGAACTTAGAATTTAACTGTCCTGATAGTCCATCTTCATCTATCTCAGCAGCAGTCTTATATAATTTTGGGGTAGCGTTAAATACTGATTTCTTTGCAACAAAGAACTTATCATCTTCTGGGTCAACACCAGCAAAGATTGCAGGCGCTCCATCCCATTTGACAGTCATGTTTACACTGGAACGTGATGAACCAGATAACATATCTCTTAGTGAGCGAACAAAGTTAATTTCAGAACGACCACCATCAACACCGAAATTGAGAATTTCGTCTTCGATATGTTCTAGGTGTAGGTTCTTCCCACCCTTATCTTCGGTTAGGAAGTTTGAAAAATCTATCATTTAGCACTGTTTCCATTTATACAAATTATTATGTTACTATTTATAATAACACAATTATTCAGAAATGTCAAGTACCCTATTATTACCCTTCATAAAAGATGGCAGTTTATCTTCCCCAAAAGGTTTTACATTAACCAATTGTTCTGATAACAACTCTGCATCTCTCTTATTAGAAAAAGAGCGAACGATATCATTTGATGGGAATTCTACTACTTCCCACCATATTCCGTTTTGTTGCACAAAGTATTTTACTTTCTTATACTTTGATGTCCTGAAATTTTTCATAGTCTTTATGCTTTCCAAGACTATTTCCGAAAGTTGTTTTATCAAATGCTGGTTCCTCTTGTTGTCCACTGTCAATAATGTCATCTTGTGCTTCCTGTTCGCAATCATATAGTTTCATTCTCGCCCTATCGATACCCACCACAAATCTCTTGTTTGCGCCTGGGTCGTTGTATCGATTCTTCAATTGTTTCACCATTATCTGGTTCAGACTGTCTAAGTCTTCCGTAGATATGAGTGCAAACATGAGGTCTGCCGTAGCAGGCAAACCAAAACTTTCTGATGTATCTTCCAAACCAACATCTGAGTTGGAGTACCCACCCCTAGTGGTTTGTGTTGCCGACATAATCGGTACATTATTTTCAACTGCAAGTCCCCTAAGTTCTTCTGCAATCGATTTGATATAGAAATATGACCCAACATTAGCGTTCCCCTTAAATCTGGATGAAGCACAAATATTCAAATAGTCAATGAATATAATATCTGGTCTAAATGATTTCTTTAGTGCAAGTTCTTTGATTAAACTTCTGAAATGTCCAGTGTGGGCAGATGCAGTAGGATATTCTTTGATAATTAACTTTCCATTAGTCTTTGTTTGTATTTTGGATAGACGGTCAGTAAACATCTTTTTCGGTAACTCGTGCAAGTCATCCATAGTAATGTTCATTAGATTTGCATCAATACGTTCTGCAATTCTTTCTTCTGCCATCTCCATAGTTATGTACAAAACATTCTTACCTTGCATGAGGGTGGACGCAGCCATGTGACACATGAATAACGATTTACCAACTCCAGTACCAGCAAGGGCAATGTTTAGTGTCTTTTGTGGAATACCACCTTTCGTAATTCTATTGAAATAGTCAAGGTCGAATTCAATCTTCTCTTCTTTTTTGTGGTAAAAATCAAATCTGTTTTCACCATCCTCTACATAGTCATGTCCAACATTCTGGTCAAATGCAACTGCAAGTGCTTCAGATAAGATGGACGGTATTGCTTCAGCGGTATGTTCTTTATCTTTACCTTCGATAATTTGAATACCATTAAGGATAGCATTGTAGACTGCTTTATCCTTACAAAACTTTTCTGTCGTATCAACCAACCATTGCATATCAACTTCTGCATCTGATAAAGCATTAACGATTTCTGTAACCGACTTGAACTCTACATCCGTTAAGTCTTTTCGATTATCTAGTTCAATAGAGAGTGCTTCCTTAGTAGGTTGATTATTATACTTCTCTACAAACTTGATGATTTCTTCAAAGACTACACGCTCTTGTCTATTTGCAAAATACTCTGGTTTAATGAAAGGAATTACCTTTCGTGCATAGGGTTCATTATATACTAAGTTACTTAGCGTGGTTCGTTCAATCGTCTGTGTTGACATATTCAAGATTCTCCTCGTTCACTTGCTGTTCTATCAGGTCATGGAGTACATCTCCAATCAACTGAAAGAAATCATCATTAAAATATTTTCTATCTAACGAGTTAGAGTCTAACACATTATAGTCGAATTGTAAAGAGGCTTCTGTCTTTTCTTCATTCTCAACAATAGAAACTTTACCATATTCATATACAACTCCCTGATAAAATCCTGCCTTCTCTGTTAAACCAATACCTTGCCACTTTCTATCCTTGTTGGCAACGAATGTATATTTTTCACGAATATTAGACATAATGCAAATAACTCCCTATAATATATTTCGGTTCAACTTCTGGTTTTTCTCCAGCATGAAGATGTGTCCATAATGGTGGGAACATCAACATTCTGCCTGGACTTGGTTCAACTCTTATATTCCATTGTGGAAAGGTAGTTGCACCCTTCTCTGGAGAGTTCAAGTAAAGAAAGAAAACTAAGAACCTACGAGCAGACTCATAATTACCTACATCAACATGGTCTTTGAATTCATCAAAATCATTTGCCTCGTACTTCTTCATACGATACTGTTCAAATGCAAATTGTTCTGGGAACATTTGATTGGTAATATTACAGTCCTGTCTGTATTTATCGATATGTTCAAAGAACACTTCAGTTAATTTTTCCGTAAAGGGTTGCCAGTCATTGTGTTGTTGCAACGTGATTTGTTTGAAAGAACGATGTCCTTCCAACTTTATATCCTCTTGGTGTTGAGGGTTCTCCTCAAACATTGCAATTAGTTGTTGGCATAAATCTTCACCAATAACTTTGTTATATACCTTTATGAAATCATTATTCATATTAAGTAATCAACCCACTTCCAGAGGCTGCTGTATTAGTAGGAATTTCAATACCTGTTGTTTGTTTCATATATCCTGCTGATAGTTCTGGTGCAGTTTGAATCATAAACATAATTGAATTCCTAGAGAAGTTGAAATCACCATCTGGTTCAACACCAGACATACAGATTCCATTTACCAAACCAACTCCTTGTTGATTTGCCTGTAGCATTCTTGGACGATTGAGGGTAATAGTAGTCCCAACTTCGTCAACGTATTTGCCCAAGATTTCTGCCCCATTCGACATCACCAAGGTAACGATTGTTCCTTTATTCATATTACATAAACTCCTGTAAGTTTGTTGTTTGACTTTGCTTCCAAGCCTTCTTATATTGTATT